AGAATATCGCTCCGCAAGTCGGAGTGACTGCAGACCAGTTCCGCAACCTTTCTGGGCCTCAGGCTCTCCAGCTCTACTATGACAGCCTCGAGAGAGCGAACCTGTCCCAGCAGGACATGACGTTCTACCTCGAGGCCATGGCCAGCGACACGACGGCGCTGATCCCTCTGCTGCGTAACGGCGGCGAAGGCTTCGCCAACATGGCCGCTGAGGCCGACGAGCTTGGCATTGTGCTGTCGGAGCTCGACATCGCCAAGCTGAACGAATTTGGTCGCGAGTTCGATCGCGTCAATGCCATCTTGTCCACCACTGGGCAGCTTATTGCCGCCGAGCTCTCGCCGTATCTTTCAGCCCTCGGGGATGACCTGGTTGACTTAGCCGCGGACGGCGAAGGGTTCGGTGACGCCGTGCGCAATGCAGTTGAGTCGTCGCTCGAGGTGGTCGGCTATCTCGGCAATGCCCTGCATGGCATCGAAGTGGTTATGAAGGGGATGCGGGCCGCCGCTTTCTCCGTCGGCCAGGCGTACACCGCGGTATTCGCGGAGATCACCAACGCCGCCACATTTCTGATGGACCAGGTGGCTGGCGCTATAAACACGGTCATCGGTGGGATTAACCACCTCCCGGGTGTCGACGACATCCCACTGATCGCCTCGTTCCAGAACGGCAAGTATGCGCAGGACGTTCGGCTAATTCGCGACGAACTGGCAGGGCTTGGCGAAGATGCGCGCCAGGAGTTCGTCGAGGCATTCAGCGAGCCGTTGCCAAAAACAGTCATCGACGAATGGCTGAGCGACGTCAGAGACAATGCCAACACCCTGGCTGATGACATTGAACTGCCAGGAATTACCGTCACCGCCACCGGGCCAAATGCCAAAGAGCGGGAGGCAGCCCAAAAAGCTCAGGCGGCGGCGGTGAAAGAAGTCGCGCAGGCGGCCAAGGAAGCCGCTAGAGAGGCGCAGCGGCAGCGCGATGCATATCGGGGGCTCCTCGATGAGCTCTACCCGCTACAGGCCTCTCAGCGCGAGTTCCGAGAGGAGATGAACCTACTCGACCTAGCGGCAAAGGCCGGCGAAGTGGATGACCTGGCCGATGCTCAGCGACGCTTGAGGGAGGCCAGCGCCACCCAGGTCGCCGCAGGCATGGATGACGCCCCCGACTATGCCGGCTTGGATGGCAGCGTGGGCGGCGCATTTGGCGAGCTCGCAAAAATCGACGATGCCCAGGAAGAGCTGCAGTCGTGGTACGAGACCCAGCTGGAAATGCTCGCGGAGTTTCGCGAGGCGCGCGCTGATCTCAACTCCGAATGGGACGAGCGCGAGCAAGAGATTCAACAGCAGCACCAGGACCAGCTGCTGCAGATAGAGCGGGCCCGTCAGATGGCTCAACTATCCGCTGCTGCAAGCGTGTTCGGCGACTTGGCTGATGTCACCCGCACATTCGCCGGCGAGCAGTCAGGCATCTACAAGGCCATGTTCGCTGTGCAAAAGGCCGCCGCGATCGCGCAGTCCTTGGTAGCCATACAGCAAGGCATTGCCATGGCAGCCGCCAACCCATTCCCCTACAACCTGGCCGCCATGGCCTCTGTTGCCGCGGCAACCGCTGGCATTGTCTCCAACATCGCCTCTATCGACGGGCCAGACGGCATGGCCCACGAAGGAATCAATTCGGTGCCACAGGATGGCACCTGGTTCCTCAAAAAGGGGGAGCGGGTCACCACCGCCGACACCAGTGCCAAGTTGGACCGCACGCTGAATGACGTACAGCGCAATCGCTCAGGCGGAAACGGCGATGCCACGGTGAACGTGACCAACAATGGCCAGCCCAAGCAGGCTAGCGCTCGCACCCGAATGGAAGACGGAAAGATGGTCATCGACATCCTGCTTCAGGACTTAGAAGGATCTGGTCGCTACATCAATGCCCTCCAGGGCAGAACCAACCTTCAGCGCAGAGGGAACTAATGACTATCGAATACCCCAAGGGCCTACCCTTGCCGCTGCGCGAGGGATACGGCCTCCAGCACGTCGACCCGGTGCAGCGGACTCCATTGGCGAGCGGCAGAACCCGTGACCGCGAGAGATTCAAGTCTGTTCCTAGCGACGTCAGCGTGTCGTGGTTACTGAGCCCTACTGAGGCGATGCGGTTCGAGGGCTGGCACGCCCATGAGCTCAACAGCGGCGCCTCATGGTTCGACTGGCCCACGCTCACGCCGATCGGAATGAGCGTCTATGAAGCTAAATTCGCCCAGATGTACAAAGGCCCCGACTTGGTAGGCGTTGATCACTGGCGGTACACAGCAGTGATCCGACTGAAAGAGCGTCCTATCATCGGCAAAGAATGGATCCTGTATGCCCCGGATTTCGTCCTGTACGGGAACGTTTTCGACCTCGCTGTGAACGCGGAAAAGCCTCTCGCGCAATCACTGTCAGAATAACCGCAAGCCCGCCAGAGAGCGGGCTTTTTTGTGCCCGCCTTCAAGGAACACCCCGCGATGACGACATTTAATACTGGCAACCCTGTCGAGCCAAATGGATCACCTGACCCACGAGATTTGCACGATACCGCCCAAGTCGAGGACGTGCTGGTTAATCATCCTACGAAAACAGAAGCGCCTGACCGCCTCGGCAGGATGCGAAAAACGTGGCACGGGATGGAGCAGGACTTCCAGCAGTTCCTGCTTAACAGCGGGTACACCGGTACCGGCGCCGGCGGCGCGTATGAGGACTATGATGCCAACGGCCCGCTGACCATCTCTGCGCTAAACGAGATTTTCACCAAGGACGGCGAGTTCTACCGCCTCAAGCCTGACCAGGCGATTCCCTACACTACTACCGCATGGATGGACGATCAGGACAACATGGTGGCGATTGGGGATGCTGTTCTCCGCCAGGAGCTGGCCAGTGGCTCTGCGCTGGTTTCGAGTACCTCGGGACAGCAAGTTATTTCCGAGGCTCTGAATTACAGGAAGATATCTATCTCCACCGCTGTTTTCGGCGCTACTGGCGACGGGGTGTCGGACGATACGGCGCCATTGGAGTTAGCTCAGCAGTTCGTTGACAGCTACGGATTTGAACTTGACTTTGGTAGCAAGACCTACCTGATATCCTCTCAACTAACGCTACCAAAGTTCTTTACGGGAAGCGACGCAACAATCAGCGGCGCTGCCTGCTACAGGGAGACGACAAAATTTGCCGAGTGGAGCGGAGTCCGGTTTGACGAGCTAGTAATCAACGGAATGTGGCACTCCGACTTCTCAAACCTCAAAGGGACCAAGTTTGTTATTCGGGGTTACGCTCCTTCCTGGGGCTCGTTCTATAACGAATTCAAGAACAGCGACTTTATTGACGTAGAAATAAACGTTCAAGAGTTTGCAGTAAACCAAAACACGTTCATAAACTTTCATGCCAAAGGAAACCCGGGAAACGGCCTAACAATAACAGACGGATCTAACACGGGGCCTACGTTTTACGAATGTCATAACAACATCTTCATCGGTTGCGACTTTAGTTATGGTGATGGCGTCTCTAACGAGTCTGCCCTCCAGCAAACTAATATACTGGCAGGCTGCTACATCGAAGGAAGTTCTTCGGTTTCAGGTCCGTTCGATATCCGGGGGATGAACGCCGATATAGAGGCAGTTCCTGCTGTTGGCCCTATGAATAGCATCTTGGGGATGACAGAGCAAATCGAAAGGACCGGCTCCGACTTTTTGTCTCTCCCAACTGCAAACATGGTGCCAGGCGGCACATGGGAGCACATGGCAGGCAACGGGATTCCTATCGGAATTGGCGGCTTCGGCCAGGTCACGCAGAATAGTGATGGGGCCCTTTGGTGGGGCTCTGACCTACAGTTCGGCGGGGTGACTAGCGATGATTTCCAAGCGATACAGGTAACAATACCGCCGTCATATACCGGAAAGTTTTCCGCGTGTGGATTTTGGGTTGGAGAGCTTCCGAAGGCTATAGAAGTAGCTGGCGACCAGACAGCAAGCTACGGGACTGGCGGATTTGTCAACCTGGGGAACAATATATATCTGTTCCGATTATCTGGAAAGACAAGAGCTTCTGACAACACAGCGCTCCGCTTCTTCGTAACCACCAATGACGGCTTTGCGAGAACGGGGTTCCTGGGGGCTATATATGTCTCTCCATTTAAGATTGCTCCAATACCGTACTCAGAGAGGAGAACAGCAGAGCCGCCATCGATACGGCGCGATGCGTCCGGTGTCACAGCACGAGGGCTAGTTCGTCAAGACAATGTATCTAGCGGAGAAACAGATATATCGGTAGATATCAGCGCTGCAAGATTCTCATCTGCCCCAATGGTTTTCTTCACGCTGGAGGCGGATAGCTCAGCTTACTCATCTAACCTGGATTCAGCCGTGATAGTGGGCCGTCCGACACAAACCTCTTTTACCGTAAGATTGAAATATACATCGGACTTCCAAGGATTTCTCCACTGGAAGGCAGAAGGGTCATAAATACTATGCTGAGTATTACATACGCATCGGCACCTACCGGAGATGTGCAAATCTCCACGCTCGAGGTCGTTCATCCATCATTCCCGGCCATCCGCACATGCTCAGGCTTCGTGGACCAGTCGGTGACACTCGAGACCGGCGAGGAGGCGACGTTCCAGGCCTCCATGCTGGACGTCTCCCTGCCGGCCCGTGATGCCACCGGCCAGCAGAACCTGCAGTTCGCTATCGAGAACGTGACAGGCATCGCGCAGAACGCTATCAGGTCGGTGATCGACAGCGACGACCCGGATCCGGTGACGGTGATCTACCGTATGTACCTATCCAGCGATCTGTCGGAGCCCGCCGAGCCGCCACTACGGATGGTGTTGGTGGCGCCGGATTTTCAGGGCGCATCGACCCAGGTGGTGTGCTCCTACCTCGACATCATCAACACGGCCACCAACCGGGACAGGTATACGACAGACTTCGCCCCCGGCCTCAAATACCTCTAACGCCCCGCCGCTGCGGGGCTTTTCTTTGGTGACCAATGATCCAGCCTTACTTGACGAGCGCCTACCGCGACGGCGGGCGTGGCGAAACCGTGTCTGGTCGCCTGGCATACGACTGCTGGGGGCTCGTCCGCGCCGTGCGCAACGAGCTGTTCGGCCTACCCCTGCTTCCGAGCTACGGCGCCATTTCCCCCGACGACAAGCGCGGCTTGACGGGCGCCTATCAGACTGAGGTCGGCGCCTTCTCCGAGGGATCGCCGACGCCCGGGGCCATTGCCACTGTCTGGAAGTTCCGGCTCTGCATTCACATCGGGGTGTGCCTTGATCTCAATGGCCGCCTCGGCGTGTTGGAGACGGGCCGCAAGATCGGCTGCCGCTGGCTCTCTATTGCCGACTTCGAAAGCAAGTACATGACCGTGAGGTACTACTCTTGATTCGCTTCTACCCCAGCGTCCTGCCCGGCGAACCGCTGATCACTGGCGTGCCGCGCGGGCAGTCTGTGCGCGAGTGGATCGACGCCAAGGTGCCGGCCATCGCCCGCGAAAAGGTTACGGTCAAGATCGACGGCAGGCTGATCGATCGCAGTGATTGGGCGAGCACCACAATGCACCCGTGGCAGTCGGTAGAGATCCGCCCGCAGCCTGGTGACCCTGCAACAATTGCCTATGCTGTCGTGGCCGCCGTGGTCGCCATCGCGGCCACGGTCCTGCTAAAACCGTCTCTACCAAGCCAGTCAAACAGGTCTGGCGGAAAGGGCGGATCACTGCTCGAGGCCTCGGCCACCGGCAATAAAGTGAAGGCCGGCGACGTGATTCCCGACCAAGCCGGCCGTCACCGTCGTTTTCCTGACTACCTCAATGCGCCGCGCCGCCGCTTTGTCGAGCCCAAGGTTCAGGCGCTCGACCTGCTGCTCTGCATCGGCAAAGGCGAGTACGAGATTGACCATGACGAGATACGCATCGGGAACACGCGCATCGGCGCACTGACCTCAGCAGTCGACTACCAGATTTTCGGCCCTGGCGAATCAGTAGCAGGACACTCAGCACACGAGAACTGGTACAACGTGCCCGAGGTAGGCCCGAGCGTGGGTGCCAATGGCATCCGGCTAAAATCAAACCGCGACTCTGACAAGTCGTGGGGCGGTGCCCTGAATTTCGACGGCCCGAACGTCACGTCTGGCGAAACGCCTGCTGGCTGGGTGTCCGGCACCGTGGTGGATATCGCCCTGCCTGTACCGGTGACCATCAACAACTCCGGATCAGGTGCCGCGGACCCCATCGTTGGCGATCTGGATTACCTGTTGCTGACGCAAGGCCTGCCCGTCACTGTCGATGGAATTCAGGACGGCACTTACCGCGTCCTCGACTATATCTCCGGAGCGCCAGGCACGCTGACGCTTGAGGTATTTGTCATCGGTCAGGGCTTCCTGCCGGCATCTGGCCTACCGACTGGTAGCCGAACGCTCACCATCACCCGCGGCGGCCTGGACTACCAGGTCGATGAAGAGGTGCCAGGCGGGCTGAGTTTTACTGCCCGAGAAGGGGGCACTGTCCAGCCATCGTGGTCCGGCTTCCCCGATGTCTCAACGTCAGCCGCCTCTGTGACCATCTCCGACACGGAACTCGTCGGCGTGTGGAGCCTGCCGTTTACCGCATGCCCCAAGGGCGAGGTAACCAACACTCTCGAGTGGGATATCTTTGCCCCGCAAGGCCTAGTGGAAATCGGTGAATCCAGCGGCGATTTGTACCGGCTATACCGCGACGTGGAGATCCGCTATCGCCCGGTGGGTAGCAGCACTTGGACAACGCTCGGCCAGTCGGTCACCGCCCGCACTC